ATTACTTGATTTAACATTACTATCAATTCCTTTCTTATTTACATTATAATTATATCAAAACTAAAAGAATTTGTCAACAAAAAAATTTCATTTTTTTAAATTTATTACCACATTGCCACGTGTATCAATAGGTTTACACTTACTTGACATTTTTGGGAAAAATTGTACTGCCACGCAACCTGGCGTATCGGCTCGAGAATTCCCGAACATCTGTTCGCTCAGATTTTTCGGCGTGGTTCCCTTCATTACATTCGACCACGCGCCGCCGCGTAAATAAAATGTAAATTGACACTTAGTTTACAGATAAAAAAACAGAGTTTACACTCTTATTTATGTAAATAATTGTAAACTTGTCTTTCAAGAGATTGTCTAGTCACTGAACTATTGTTTACAAACTTTATGAACCATACATTGTGACCTTCAAAGTTATCTCTACCAATAGCAACAAACTCATTGCGATATTCGTCGTGTAAGTCTGCGATAAGAGTGTTTGCGATATCTTCTCTTTCTACTTCAGTAATTTCGCCAGTTATGAAATTAAATATTAATGTGCTTTTTTTCATTTTAATCAAATCCTTTTCTATTACATTATAAGTATATCAAATTATTAGTTATTTGTCAATACTTTTAATCGTTTTTCTAATAATTTTTTTTGTTCTTCTAATTCGTCAATTTGTTTTTGAATTTTCTTAATTTGTGGGTTAATTAATTCATTATCTTGATTAAAAGTGTATGTAGCATCTTCTATACTATCACAAGATAGAACTCTAATTGCATTTTTATCTCTTATTAAATCATAACTATCAATAATATAATCACTTTCTAGTATATCTAATACTTGAATAAAAGTTTCTTTTGTCATTTTATCAATTCCTTTCTTATTTACAATACTAGTATACCAAATCTAGGTTAAGATGTCAACACTTTTTTTTGCATTTTGTAGAAAAAAAATGCATTTTTTTTAATTTTGGGAAAATGTTAAAAAGTTGTAAAAATTGCAAAAAAAGTCTTGACAACCCAAAGGCATCTGTGGTATAATTTTGCGGCAACCCCTTGGTCGTTCACGACAAACAACGCGTCCACGCGTGTCGAACCGACTGCCGCCGCACAAAAAAAATAGCATTGCCGCTATTTTCCTAAGTAACTATTGTAGAAAGTAGATACACCACTTACCCAAAATTGGTTTAACCCGTTCGGGTCATTTTTAGCACCAACTGGACAATACTTTGCACCAATTTCTTCAACACTAGTTAAACCTAAATCAAAATAATATTTTTTTAGAATACTTACAAACTCATTTAAGCCACTTTCGTAACTATCATAAGTTTTTATTTTAGTAGCATTGTTACACATTATACCACCAAAATTATGTTGGTTAATAAATGCTGTACTAGTCCAATTACCCGTTTCGTGTCTTGAGATACTTACAACAAGTAAACCTTGTTCGTGAGTTAAGCCTAACTCTAAAGCCTTGTTGTAAATGTCACTCTCAACTTGAGTATCGAATTCAATTGCAACATTGTTTTCAGTAGTTTCTTCTTCATTGCTAGAAGTTTCTATTGTTTCAACAATTCTCTCTTGAACTTTTACTATTGTTTTAATAGTTGGGTTAGTAGTTTTGTAAATACCTAACACACTAAATGCAATTAATGTATAAATTACAATTACTTTACCAAGTCTAGGTAACTTGTTAAATAATTTAATTACTAAATTATTTACATTTTTAAGTATTAAGTAAATAGTATAACTTACACCTACTACAAAATAAATTAAGTTTCTAATTATTGATTTTATTATTTTTTTAATTTTACGTTTTCTAGTCATTGCTAGTCAACTCCTTATCTATCTTACATTATAAGTATACCACTACTAAACAATGATGTCAACACTTTTTTACAAACTTTTTTACACAACCCCGTCAAGGTGTCAAGTAAGTGTAAATCAATTAAGTTGTTTGTTTTTATTAATTATTATTATTTATTAAATCAAACATTTGTTCGTTCTTGTTGAGTTGATGTAAATCGAACATTTGTTCGTCTCTCTTTGACAATTTTGGGATGTCAAGTGAGTGTCAAGTTGGCTGACAATCGAACGTAAAATTCTTGACATTTACTTTACAGTAAAATTTCGGCTCGCAGCGAAGCAAGGTGAGCGTAGGCGAGCCGTCGACTTTACCCTGTGCTGCCGCAACTGCAAACCCCTAAAGGCAATTTGCCTCAGTGTAAAATTCGTGTAAAGCAAAAATTTGTTTGAAAAGACTTTTAATCTTCATTAAAAGTCTTTGAGTATTTTTTTAGTATTTTAGCATTGACAACAAATACTATCAAACTAACAACAAATACTTTATTATACATTGCATTTCCTAAACTATCTATTGTCATACAATAAAAACCAATAATAAGTATTTCAATTGACATTAGTAAATTCTCAATGCTTTCTTTTAAATATTTTTGTTTTTTCATTTTTCACAACCTCTTTCTTATCTATCTTACATACTTATTATAACTCTGTTTCTATCTCTTGTCAATACTTTTTTAACAATTTATTAACTTTTTAGCAACTTTACACTAATCAAGTAAAGTTGCTAATTGTCTTAAATCTTTTATTGCTAGACCCTTCCATTGTTTAGTTGAATTATCTGCAAGTGATGTTAATCTTTTAATTCCAATACCGTTGCAATTATTCCACTCAGTTAAATTCTTCGTGTAGTCGTCAAGTAAATAGCAACTACTATCAATGGTAATGTTTAGTTGTCTTTTAATCTCTTGTGCTTTATTTTGTCCTAATCTACAAAAACAAATGTTACTTTCTTTTAGTGATGGTAAGTTATTTTTTAACCATTGCATTTTGTCTTTGTCTGCTTGTTCGTTTGGACTTGCACTGATAACAAATATTTCAATTTTATTTTGTTGTATCATTGCGTCAATACTATCTAAATGAGCAAAAGGTTTAAGACTTAAGAAGAACCCAACTTCATTGTCAAATCTAGCCAAAGCATTTCTTTTACTATTAAATTTTGCTATTGTCCCGTCTAGGTCTAAGAATAATTTCTTTTTCATTTTTTTTGCCTACTTCCTATTTACAATTTAATTATAGCACAATAGATTAGCAATGTCAATAGCAAAATGTATTTATTTTTATTTTTTTTACTTTATTTTTGTTATCAAATATTTGTTCGCTTTTCAGGAAAAGTTGTTATGTTCACACAAACAAAAGTTTGCTTGACAAATTCTTGACATGTCAAGTTTATGTAAAACTTGGCTCGCATCGACTGTTTGCGACCCATGGACATTGATTGTGCAAGGAATCTCTTTTGGCTTGCTACAGAACGTACCTAAAAGGTTTTTAGGGTGTGGGGCGTAGTTTTGCGGATAATGATTTTTTGAAACGCTTGTTCGATACCCCTCACCACACAACAATCTCCAAAAGTATTTTCAAAATCGAATTACGAAACTCCCTACTTTATTCCTAATCGTTTTCCATAATCACGTGTTTTAGCTCCCCACATCATTTCATAAAGTCCTCTTTTTCCTATCTTACTAGGTTTAGGTAACGGACTTTTTGGCATTTTAATTTTTATATTTTTTCTTCCAGCCATAATTACTCTCCCCTCCAATATTCTACTACTAGAACTTTCCCATTATAAGATCTTTCGCACATCAAGTTTTCTCCTTGCTCATAACATTTAGTAGCAACTCCTCTATTTCCATTATAATCTATATAATAATATGCGGCAGTCGGTCTAAGGAACGCAAAAGCTAGGCCGCCGCATACAATAGCAAGACATAATATACTAATTATCCATCTTTTGATATGCGGAAATTTTATTTTAAACATTTTAAAACCCAATTTTATTTTAAATGCGGCAAGCAATATTGCATTAACAATTCTCTTCACCATAAGTAATATCCTCCAAAAACTTTTTCTTTAAAATATCATATTTCATATTATTTAAAAATTCAATAGCCTTAGTATCTACTACATTATCTTCACTTAAGTACATCTTCTCAATTCTCTTAGCTTCTTCAAAATAAAAGGATGCGGCAGCCCTTGCTTCATCGCAACTTAGGACGCGGTCTCCCGCAGGAGTTAATTGTTTCTTTAAATTCATTAATAATTCTCTATCCTCGGTAATGTAGCATTCTTCAATAGGAACTCCTTTAGTATATCTACTAATGAATTCAAATAATCTAACACAGTGACTTAATTGTTTTCCATCATATCCATACTTCTCAATTTTTTTAATTAAATTAGGGTAAGGGTGACATAGCGCTTTTACTTTATTTCCGCACATTCCAACAATACATTTTAAAAATTGGTTTTTATCAAGTGCGGCAATCATTTCTCTATTATCAAAAAGCGGTTGGATTAAACTTTCATATTTGGGATTTATAATTTTATATTTAGTATACAATAATTCAATATAGCTAATGTTCTCTTTTTTAAACATCTCGAACATTACTCTAATATCTTTTACATCAATATGCTCTTCATTTTCTAATACAATAGTAGAAGAATAAGGCGGCTGCTCATATACAAAATTGCGGAAATGCGGCAATACAATAGCCTTACTATCTACATCAGACTGATATTCTGAACTATATTCATCTAGTCCGTAATTTTGAGATCCTTGGAGCATTATACACACAACTTCAAATCCTGCGGCAATTAAATAATCATAATGCTCTTGTAATCTTTTCATAATTATTTTATCTACATTTTCTAACATTTTTTATCACTTTTCTTTCTTTTTTATTTTTCTTATTTATATTATATCATTTTTGAAAAATTTTGTCAACTATGCAAATCTTAGTCTTGACAAAAGAAAATTTTTCGATTATAATATTATTAAGAAAAAGGTCAAAAAAGATTAAAAATAAAATGAGAAAGGAGAATTACTAGAAATGGACTTGAGAAAGCTTGATTATACTCTTAAAACACCAGAAGAGAGAAAAGCGGTAGTCGAAGAAATAGTAAAACAAACTCCTCCTAATCAATTAACTGAAAAATATATGGAAATATTAAGTGATTATATTATATTTGCAATGGAGAAAGACGAAAAAAAGAAAAAAGAAATAATAACAGATAATAGAATGATAACTATAAATAAAAGAGAAACATCATATCAAGGTTTAGTAAGTCAATTTGAAAACGGAGAAGATGGGCTTTACAATATAACAATAGAGAATGATAAAAATGTTATACTAACACCTAAAATATCAATTTCACCTAAAGATGTTGCGGAAATACCTGCCTTACAAGATCTAAAGGACGCGATTGATGTTGTAAAAGAGCAAGAGAAAAAAGCTACTGGGAAAAATAAATATAAATTGAAAAAAACGTTAATAGAAATGTATCAAGAGCAATATACAATTAAAAATACTGTAAAGCAACCAATGTTTACTGCTAATACAGTAAAATCCTTTGCTCATTCTACTTTTGAAGAAAATATTACTATTGATGAAAATGGAATACCTCAAAGCGATTGTTTATGTTCATTTTTTAATCCAAAACATATATCAGCTTTATTATGTAATTATTCTGCATTAAAAGCGGAGTCTGAAGATAAATTCGATGGCGATTGTTTTTATATGATGATAGATTTAGAGAATTTAGTTGATAGAACTTTAAAAGATGATTATCCATTATATTATGATTTATTAATTTATAAAATAGATGGTAGAAGCAATGCGGAAATCCAATTTTTACTTGAATTAAAATATGGAATTAAACATTCAGTTGAGTATATTAGTTCATTATGGCGTAATAAAATTCCTAAACTAATTGCGGAGCAAGAGGTTAAAGATTACTTGGACTGGTATTATACGTTCAAAGAGAAAGGCCAATGGAAAAAATGTTCTAGATGTGGACAAGTTAAATTAGCTCATAACCTATATTTTTCAAAAAACAAAACTGCAAAAGATGGTTTCTATTCTATTTGCAAAGACTGTAGAAATAAGAAAAATAAGGAAGGTGAATAGTTTATGGCATCTGAAGAAAAAGATAAATATTATTGCGAAAAATGTAATAAATGAATGGGTGAAAATGAATTCTTTACTTATAAAGATGGAAGCAAAACCGAAATGTGTAAAAAATGTTTAACAATGCATATTGACAATTTTGACGAAAGTACATTTTTATGGTTATTAAAGAAAATGGATGTTCCTTATGTTCCCGCAGAATGGAATACTTTAAGAGATAGAATTTATGAAAAAGATCCAACTAAATTAACTAGTTCTTCCGTTTTTGGTAGATACCTATCCAAAATGAAATTAAAACAATGGAAACAATATGGATGGGCAGATACTGAGACATTACAAAAAGAATATGAAGAAAATGCTAAAAAGCATGAACAAGAGGCTAAAGAAAGAGAAGCCGAAGCTAAAGAAAAATTTGAAGCTGGTGAAATTTCTGAGGCGGAATATAAAACTCTAATGACAGCCACTACTAAACATGAAATTGCGGCGGCACAGCCTCAAATGCCTATAGGCCAGGTTCCTGGTTCAGTGGGAATGAATGAAAATGATTTCATGTCTGAGGATGAATTAATTGATACTTCCGCAGACTTAACTGATGAAGATAAACTTTATTTAGCAATGAAGTGGGGAAGATTATATAAACCTTATGAGTGGGTTGAATTAGAAAGAATTTATAATGAAATGACTGAGTCTTTTGATATTCAAGACGCAGATACAGTTAATACATTAGTTTTAATTTGTAAAACAAACTTAAAAATGAATCAAGCTCTTGATACTGGAGATCTAGATGGATATCAAAAATTATCAAGAGTATCTGATAGTTTAAGAAAATCTGCTAAGTTTACAGCTGCACAAAATAAAGAAGATAAAAATGACTTTGTTGATAGCGTTGGTGAATTAGTAGCAATGTGTGAAAAAGAAGGTTTTATACCTCGTTATGCAACAGATATTCCTCAAGATAAAGTTGATTTAACTTTAAAAGATATGAATGATTACTTGCATAAATTAGTTACTCAAGATTTAGGTTTTGGTAAACAAATTGAAGAAGCATTAAAGAAAATTCAAATTCAAAAAGAAATGAATGAAGCTGATAACTTTATGACTGATGATGGAAGCGGTATTGAAGATGAAGACTATGCAGCATTCTTAGAAGAAGTTGAAGCTCAAAAAGAACAAGATGCGGCTATTGAAGATGATGACGAAGAAGAATCTGTAGGTGAAGAATAATGGCACTAACAGATTTAATGGAACTTTCAAAAAATAAAAAGCTAAGTAAAAAAGTAGGGATATCAGAAGAAAGAATTAAAGAGCAGCTGCCTATAATTAGACAGTACATTGCTTTTTGGCGCGAATACCCTGATATTTTTGTTGAATTTTTATGCGGGAGTAATCCTGAAAATTTTAGTTTATATTTTTATCAACGTATATTTTTAAGGGCAGTAATGAGACATAGATATGCTTATGCAACATTCCCTCGTGCTTATTCTAAATCATTTTTATCAGTATTAATTTTAATGCTTCGTTGCGTACTTTTCCCAGCATCTCACTTATTCGTTACAACAGGCGGAAAGGAACAAGCTGCAGGGATCGCGAGAGAAAAAGCTGAAGAATTGTGTAAATTAATTCCTGGTTTAAAAAATGAGATAGACTGGACAAGAGGTCAAACAAAAGCTAGTAAAAATATGGTTGAATATAAATTTAAAAATGGTAGTAAATTAGATATTATTGCCGCACAACAATCATCACGTGGTAAACGTGCTACTGGCGGTCTAATGGAAGAGTGTATCTTAATTGATCAAAACCTATTAAATGAAGTTATTATCCCAACCATGAACGTAGATAGAAGACTTTCTGATGGAAGTAGACATGAAGAAGAGGTTATTAATAAATCTCAAATTTATGTAACTACTGCAGGTTGGAAAAACTCATTTGCTTATGAAAAATTAATTCAACTTCTTATACAACAAATTATTGAACCTGATGAAGCTGTTGTATTAGGCGGAACTTGAAGAGTTCCAGTAATGGAGAAGTTATTAAAAAAATCTTTTATTGAAGAATTAAAACTTGATGGAACTTATAATGATGCATCATTCTCAAGAGAATATGAATCAGAATGGAGCGGAGATGCAGAAAATGCATACTTCTCTGCAGAAAGATTTGATAAACATAGAAAATTATTACAACCTGAATATGAATATAGCGGAAGAAGCAATAAAAATGCTTATTACATACTTGGAGTCGACGTTGGTCGTTTAAAATGTACAACCGAAGTTTCAATTATTAAAGTAACGCCGCAAGTTCAAGGAGCTGCCCTTAAGACTCTTGTTAATCTTTATACTTATGAAGCTGAAGATTTTGAACAACAGGCTATAAATATTAAAAAATTATTTTATAAATATAAAGCTCGTTGTGCGGCAATCGATGCTAATGGTTTAGGTATTGGTTTAATTGACTTTATGACTAAAGGTCAAATTGATCCAGAATCTGGAGAAGAACTTATGCCTTTTGGAGTTGAGGGTGGAACTACTGAAGATATCACTGAAACTTATAAAAAGATAAAAGGGCCTGGCGTTGAAGAAGATGCAATGTTCTTAATTAAAGCTAATGTCCCAATTAATACTGAAGCTCATAGTTATGTTCAAACTCAACTATTGAGTGGCAAAATAAAATTCTTAATTGACGAAGGACAAGCAAAAGTTAAATTATTAGAGACAAAGAAAGGTCAACAAATGACTGGTGATGAAAGAGCTAATTATTTGATGCCTTATACATTAACTACTATTTTAAGAGAACAAATGCTTAATCTAGTAGAAGAAAATGAAGGAGCTAATATTATTTTAAAACAATCTAATAGAAAGATCCTTAAAGATAAATTCTCTGCTTTTGAATATGGTTTATACTATATTAAACAAGTAGAGGATAAAAACAAAAGAAGAAAGAAAAGAAATATAGCGGATATGAT